CTTGCTGAACATATCGGCAGGCTTAATCTCATTACAAACGTTGCATTTGTAGTGGCTAGACGGTTCTATTCTCTGCATCGGTCACCATTTTATCATAGGTTTCCTTTAACATACTTGTGAATTCTCCGTTGCCTCTGTCAATAATGGCGTGTTCTTTTTCAACGCCGTCTGTTCCAGTCACTTTAACAAAAGATACATTTTCCATTTTTATAACTCCGCACTAAATCCGATGTAGGCTGATGTTGAATTGTTTGCCAATAAATAACAAGGACGATATTGAGTAGCACCTGTGACTGCTAAATTAAAGGCTTGTCCATTTCTAGAACCAACATCAATAGATGCCGATGATGGCACGAAACTATTAACGCCATCACCAAGCCATAAATTGCTATATTCAATAGTCGAAGGTGATGTACGCATTGTTATTGGACTTTGAACAACCATTCTTGCATTTGTTGTTCCTGTAAATAATCCTGTTGTAAAATACTGATAGGCATTATCGCCACCTGCTCGCCAGTAATACCTTTGGCAAGCAGCCAATTCACCTTGAATAGTTCCTGTTGCAGTTTGGAAGGCTGTGGCTACAGAGCCTGCTTCTAGTTGGACACCCCAGAAATCACAGGTCATTGTTGTACCTGTTGGCATAGCAATACGAATTTGTAAATTACTATTTGTTCCAATAGTTACACCTGACATAGAAGGTAATGCAACGGTCATTGTGTATCTTGCCCAAGAAGTAGTAAGTGTTGCAGAACCAACCGTAGTTGTAACGGTTGCGCTACCACCTGTTGATTGTTGGTAAGCATAAACAGTTAACGCTCTGGAAGCATCTGCTTTAGCCCAGAAAGATAAAGTTACTGTTTGACCTGAGAGGGTTCTAATATCTTCAATTCGTTGAGATAATGCTTGAATTGTATTACTAGTTCCAGCAACGCTAGTATTCCATCTTAAGAAGTATTGACCTTCATAGCCAGCAACTGGTGCTGTACCTGGTGTAAAAGTTTGTTGGCTAATGGTTCTAGTAAAACTACTACCATCTAATTCAACAAACCATCTATCTGCTACATAAGTGGCATTAGCTGGATTGCTAAAAGACGTACCTCTTTGCCAAATACCAAAATCACCATTGATAATTTTATTCTTACCAGCAGCAAAGTTGCCTTGATAGCGCAGACCTGTAGATGTGGAACTATCGGCTACGAGAGTTTCGCCATCGTTGCCTACTGGCACACGTGCTTGGGTTGTGCTGTAACCATAAAGGTCACCTTTAGCTGTGAGCGGTGATCCACCACCGCCTGGTATACGTCCAGTAGCCATTAGTTAGTTACCTCCTAGAATTGTTTTAAGTTCATCCTCAGTCAAGCCAAGACGAGCCAATAGAGCAGCCTTGTCTGCTTCGGCTTTAGCTTGTAGTTCTAACTGAATTAACTCATCATCGGAATAATAAATAGTTTCAACAACATTATTCTTTGGCTTTGTTTCATCGTATCCGCCTTCTGCAAAAACTACTGATTTAATTTTTTTAGTCATTATACAATCCTTAATTGAGTAAGTGGTGTGGAGCCTGTGCTGGCTGTTAATGAAGTTGCTGTTGCAAATGCTCCAGTCACTCCTGTTTGTTGATAATACCAATTTGGAGTGGTTGTGGTATTTGTTGCAACCTGGAAAACAATTCCAGGTATTGCAGCACTGGAAGCAAAAGCCGCACCTCTGAAAGTTGAAGTTGTAGCAGCGGTTTGCATATTAAATGCCAAATAATACCAACCTGAACTTACGCTTTGAGAAATTGTTATGTCATAGGCAGTATCTGCTGTTGTAACACTAACCGTTCCAGCATCTAATAAAACGGTTGTTGGTTTTCCTGTTGTAGTGCTTGCATTGTAAATACCCAATCTGACAGTAGCCGTACCTGAAAAAGTAGCACCTGACCATATCCCTATTCGGTCAAAATTGCCTGTAGATAAAAAAATTGGAATATAGTATGTAACATCCTCTGTAGGTGCAAAAGTTGCGTTTAGAGTGGTTGTATAACTTGGACGAACATAATATCCAGAATTTTCTTGAAGTAATAATGGGTCAAGAGCAGAAGCGGATGTAGCCCACGCCAATCCAGTCGCAGCAGTTGAGTCTGCCGTCAATACTTGTCCGTTGCTTCCAACGCCTAAACGCGCAGGTGTTGATGCGCCAGTTGCAGCAATTAAATCGCCTTTTGTTGTAAGGATTGTGGGTTGAATTCCACCTTCAACCGAAGGTATGCGTCCAACTGTCATTATGCAATCTCGCTTCCAAATGCGGCAAAGGACATTGTTGCGCTAGATGAGTAGATAGTTACTATATCTGCAGCACCAAGAGTCAAGCCAAGTGTGAGTGTATCTGATGCGTTACCAGGCAGTGATACGTCATATGCAATGTACTGAGATGCAGCAAGAGCTGCACCGTTGACGCGTACTGCGATGCGGTATGTAGCAGCAGTAGCAGATTGATTACATACAGTCACTGTAGACACGATTGTCTGTGTAGCAGCGGGTGTTGTATAGAGTGATGTTGCTGTTGTTGCACTTGGATTTGACTGTCCAAGCACCTTGTAAGTTGTTGCCATTGGTTAACCTCCCATAAGAAGCAGGCTACTTGGTGAAGTATCTGCTGTTGTGTTTGTAAGTCCTGCCTCAAATGCATTGAGATCATCACTTGTGAGAACGTGCTTTACTGAAGCACCAGCACTATGTGATACATCACTTGTGCCAGCACCTCCTCGAACGATTGTTAATGTATCGCTCGAAATATATTTTACGAAGACAATCTCTTCGTTCTGTGTATCAACATCTATAGCCACTGTGAATTGGTCTGGGTAGACTCCAGCTACTGCTGGACCAAGTGTTACTCCACCCATCAAGCCACCACCGGTGCCTGTTGCAACTGTGGCTGTTGTAGCACCAGCAGAGAGTGAAGTAAGCAGTGTTGTTGCAATGCTTGTTGAACTAAATTTACGTACTGTCATTATTTATCCTCAGCTCGTGTAGTGTACGCGAATAGGGTACTTGTCTTGTAACTTCATTGCTTCTTCATTAAAGCGTTGGTTGTAGAGTGCAAAGATATAACGAGATGAAGCAACACCAGCACTAGATGGAATCTTTGTATCATTCAGGTCAGCCTCAGCTGATGACAAGTTGATACGACCTGAATCTACATATGAGAGCAACTTATAAGATGCACCAAGAGTTACTACATCGCGGCAAGAGTCAGGTAATCCTGTTACATCTGCAAAGTCATCAGTGTTAGCATCGAGTGTATTAGCAGTAGTTGTGTACCAGACCTGAACTGTGCGTCCTGGTTGAATGTTCTCATAGATGTTAATTGTGTTAGTTGTATTAAAGGCTGAGATATTAGCCATAGGATCTGCACGCCAACGGTTAATTGGTAGCCACTCTAGGCTAGAACCAGTTGTCTGCCAAGATGCATAGATAATAGATTCGCAGTCATCTGGTAACGGATATGTTGTCTGGCTTGCATTGAATGTAAATGTTGTTGAGTTAACTGCCCATAGTTTTGGGAAGAAACTGTTGATAGTATCGTTAATAGCCTGCTTGATAACTGTACGTGGGAATGTTGGTGTTAGTGTTACTTGAGCATACTGTGCGTGTGGTGCTGGTGATGTACCCTGCCAGCCACGACCAAAGCCTGGAGCTGCATTAAGAGTATTGTTTGTTGAGTTAAAGTTATCAATCCAGATGAGTTCGTCATCAATTTCAATGATGCCTTTTGCTAAGTTGCTAGATGAACCAACCTGAATTGCTAGGTCTGTTGTAGTGATTGCGCTGTTGAGATAAGTAATTCTATCTTGGCGCAGGGTGTAGCCAGCCAGTGAGGATCGTACTTCATCCACCATCTCTGCGAGTGTTGCCATTGTTTACCTTTTCTTGATAGAACTGAACGTTGTTGAGCAAGCGTTCATCGTTTGGACTTATCTCTAGTGCTTTCTTTCCATACTCAAGTGCTGTTGGAAAATCTTCTAATTGCCAACTTGATATTGCAATCAAGTCATAGGCCATATGGCCCCACGCCCAGTTCTCCGATAGGAAACTTACTGGCTTTTCTGTGTAATCTAATGCCCTCTTAGATACCAATAGACACTCATCCCACTGCTGCGTCATATAGTAATGATTAGCAAGTGCCATCAGTGATTCTCTGCTAGAGAACTCTTCTACAGATTTAAGTAAGTGTTCTTCTGCATTTGCTTCATCACACTTAGCCATTAGTCTGCAGGCATAACTGCGTTCTTCTGGAAATACTGATTTCTCTAAATACTTCTTAAAGTTATCTAATGCCTCGGCTGGTCTCTTAAAGTTGTAATACTCTCTAGCCAAATAGTACAGATTACGAGCATCTGGGTTTTCTTTGACTGCCATCTCTAGCAGTGGTAAGTAACTATGCCGTGACTTTGTTCTGTCTTGACGATGATGTATCTCAAAACCAAACTTCTTACGAGATTCTTCCTTATCACCGTACCATTGTGGTACTTCGTGTATCGGATAGTTCCATCTCATATTCTGTCTGCGATGTACCTTGAATCCATCGAACTCACTATTAGCAGTTCCATCTGGATTAAAAGATTCAATGCGCCGATATGTTGGTCTATCTATACCTTCGTCAAATGCTTTCTGTAACTCATCACGCCAACCCTTGCTCATAGTCTCATCAAGGTCTAACGCAATACAGTAATCAATGTCAGCTGGTAGTAATGCTAACGATGCATTTCTCGCATCATCAAACCTAAATGGGTTGACATATATCGGGACAACCGTAATGCCAAGCTCTCGTGCAATCTCAACGGTTTTATCTGTTGATCCTGTATCGGCGATAAGCCAATAGTCTGCATCCTTGACTGACTCAAACCAGCGTCTGACGTGCTTCTCTTCGTTTTTAGAAATTGTGTAGATGGCAACTTTCATACGCCTATTCTACATACCACCGAGCATAAATATCGGTGGAAAATCACCATCAGTTGGATGAATGTGATCTTGTGCTGAAGCCAAAGTTGATGTGCCAGCTGATGCTAAACGGTCTAAAGGTTTTGGTGCAGCTGTTCCTAGAGTTGCACTTCCTGTAGCACCTGTAGGTCCGGTAGGACCTGTTGGTCCTTGAGGTCCAGTAGGACCTGTTGCACCCGTCGCACCTGTTGCACCGTTGGAACCTGCAGGACCTGTTGGTCCTGTTGGTCCAGGTACCGTAGAAGCGGCTCCTGTAGCCCCTGTAGGGCCTGTAGGACCCGTATCACCTGTCGGTCCAGTACTTCCTGTAGGTCCAGTCGGACCCTGCGCTCCAGTGGCTCCAGTTGCCCCAGTTGCACCAGCAGGTCCGGTAGGACCTGTGGCTCCTGTTAGACCTTGCGGTCCAGTGGGTCCGGTATTGCCAGTAGGACCTTGAGGTCCTGTTGCGCCTGTTGCTCCCGTTGCGCCCGTTGCTCCTGCGCTTCCTGTAGCGCCAGTTGCTCCTGTCGAGCCAGTCGCGCCTGTCGGCCCAGTTGGACCTGTCGCCCCTGTATCTCCAGTTGGTCCTGTTGGTCCAACAGCGCCAGTAGCACCAGTAGGCCCAGTAGACCCAGTGGCACCAATAGGACCAGTAGGTCCAGTATTACCTGTAGCACCTGTTGCTCCCGTCGCTCCTTGAGGCCCAGTGGCCCCAGTCGCTCCGGTTGCTCCGGTTGAACCTGTTGCACCAGTAGCACCGGTTGGACCGGTAGCACCAGTTGAGCCTTGAGGTCCTGTTGGACCTGTTGGACCTTGACCACCTTGTGGTCCTTGATCTGATGAAAATGTTACACCAACTTGTGGCGTGATGGATTCAATAACAATTACTGTCTCAGGCATTTGTAGTCACCGCTGCAGTCACAATAAATTTACCTTCTAGAATTCGAGTTACCTCTGAGCCTGAGTTAAGTACAAGGTCATAGACATAACGGCTAGGTGCAATAGCACCTGTGATTGTATTGTTAACAGCTATGTTGATACGTCCATTGAGAACTTCAAAGGACATACGACCATTAGCAGTTGATGCAACTAGTGTCTCTGTTGTCGAACCAGTAAATGGTCGCACAGTCATAGTACCGGTATAACCAGTGAGGTTCCAAGGAGTTGAGTCATTCTTAATGACGAACTGAAAGTTAAATGTAGTTGCTTGCTCGCAGACTAAGTTAAATTTCGCACTCATCAGGAAGAGACCGCTCTGAGAGCTGCCGCTGCAGGAAGACCAGAAGTACCAGCGATGTAATTACATACACCAGAGAAATCAAGCCAATCTTTTTGATTACTGATACCCGCAATTTGATTCAACACTCCTACTGTATCGGTTACTGTTAATGTTACTGAACGCTGTGCAGCCCACGCTCTTGCTGCTGCTGCTTGGTCCACGTAGTCGCTAATCGCAGGATAGGTGCCACCATTGGCGAGGCGATTTAACTCTGATGTGAGTGTTGATCCATAAGTTCCTAGTGCCACCTGTTACTCCTACTTCTTCTTTTTAGATACTGCTGCGTTGTCTACCAAGTTTGGATAAGGACGACCTGCAGCCTTAGCACGTGCCTTAGCCGCTGACTTCTGTGCAGGAGTTAATGTCTTTGACTTCTGCTTTGGGTTCTTCTTATCCCAGAATGCAACTTTCTTTTTCATTTGCAACTACAATCCCAAGCGCGTAGCGACTTGTTAATTCTTGAGTTCGGATCTTTTGCTGTCTTAGCAGAAGTTAGTTTTGACTTCATTCCACACATACGACCACAGAAAGACTTGCGACGTGCTGCAGACTTAGGTGACTTCTTAGCCTCAGCCTTTTTAACTGGTGGCTTGAGGTTCATCCCTTGTGCTTTAGCAGAGGCACGACCCTTAGCGTTAAGACCGCCTTTAGGATTCTTACCCTCTGCTCTTTGCCACGCTGCAGACTTTGCCATTACTTCTTCTTACCCATTTTCTTCTTTGACATCTTTGCCTCAGATAGTGCGATAGCAATTGCTTGCTTACGTGACTTAACTACTGGGCCTTTCTTACCTGAGTGAAGGGTTCCACCCTTGAACTCTTTCATTACTTTAGAAATCTTCTTAGCGCCTGTAGCCTTCTTCATATTAGGACTGCTTAGGTGCTGGCTTGCCGAATGCGCCAGTCTGTAGTTTGTCGTATGTCATAAATGGTTGGTCGTTAGCATCTGCTGGATATGGCTTGAAGTATTCATCTTCTTCCATTGAACCTTCGTATCCCATTGGATCGTTTGCTGGCATTTTATTCTCCTTAGTTGAACTTTAGGTTTACTCCATCGAATGCTTTACCAGCATCGTTGGAAATCTGTACCGCGGCTTTTATATCGTGCATCTTTGTTGAACGTGGTTCAATACCCTGACGCACCGCGTCATAGTAAGAACCCAGTTCTTTGTCGTGCTCCTTGGCTGTTGGGATACCGCTTGACTTAGCGGCTCCTGCATCCATCTGAAGTCCTAGTGCTTTGCAACCAAAGCAACCTTCAACCTCTATCGGATGATGCTCCCAATGCTTAGCCATTATGGAATAAGAGTTACGTAAGCGCCGTAACCTGCGTTGATTAGAATTTGTGCTACATCATTAGCAATGGTGTACTCGTGACCACCAAGGAAGTAATAATCAGCAGCAGCCAAATCATCCTGACTTGGAGTTTGATTCTCTGTAACAGTTGTGCCGTTAATAATTAAACTAATACCTCTATGGATATCGGTAATGCTAATTGGAATAGGTCCATCAATAGTTCCGCCAGCTAAACGACGACCCGCTAAACGAGCATATGGAGATGCATATGTATAGTCTGCAATCCAGGTCTCATTGCGGTAAGGCGTAGTTAATGAGTATGCCATATCCCAACCTTTCTAAGTGACAGAGGCGGGTTTGACCCCGCCCCTGCCGTCGCACTATTAGTTAATGCTTGTTGCAGACTCAATGCGATAGAGTGCTGCTTCACGTAGGCGTGCGAAGCCGCCCATATAGTACCAACCGATGGTACGGAAACGACGGAGTGCGTCAATTTCTGGACCGATAACAGTTGAGATGTTTTGTCCCATTGCTTCAGCAAGTGCTTCACGACCAGCGACAACTGCCTTGTAGACGTTGACTGATCCTGAGTTAGCTGCGAATGGTACGCGAGGTGTTTCAACAATGAATGCACCTTCGAGAACTCCAACTGCACCAGCTGTGAACGGTGTACGCTCAACATACTTTGTGAGTTCTTGGAATCCACCAGTACCTGATTCAGCACGAAGATCGGCTGATTGGCGTGGGTGTAGGTATGCAGCATATAGTTCGCCGATACGAGGCAAAGCCTTGTTTGTGCGAAGTTGTGTTACAGCCTCACGAATATCTTGTGTTGAGATAGTCGCTGCAGCTGTAATTGTGTTTGTTGAAGTTGCTGTGTTACCTGCGTAGATGACGTTTGAGCCACCTGTGAGGACTGCTGCAACTACAGCATCAATTGAGTCTGCTGAGTTGTAAGCGATGATGTCAGCAAGAGCTGAATCTACATCGTTGAATGAAGTTAGGTTTAACTTCTTTGTTGTTGTTACGGCTGAGCCGTATTCGTTAAGTGTAACTGTAACCTGATTTGGGTTACCTAGTGCAATGCTTGATACGTCTGTTGTTTCTGTCAATGTAGATGTTGCTTGTGCAAGATCTGAGTAGATAGAGAACACAACTGACGAACCTGGCATTGCCTGTTGTACTGGCTTAACATCAGCAAGTGAGCGCATAACTGGAATGGAACGGAGTGCCATTCTTACGTACTGATCGTACGCTGTCTGCACCAAATTGCTAATCGCAGATGTACCGGTAGGGGTACCTCCTGGAACTGGCATTTGTTACCTTTCGTTAGGGGTGAGGGTTAAAGACCAGACTCCCGAATAACTGCATCCAACTCTTCTTTGCTATTTGCATTCATTAACCGTTGCATAATGTCTTGTCCGGCTTCAGGTGTAAAACCTGCTTCGGCTGTTTGCGTTAGTTTCTTATATGCAGCAATGTCTGCTGGATCTGCATTCGGTACTGCCTGGCTTGACTCGATGTTAAGACCGAATACATCGGCATTAGCTTCGAGCCACTTAGACACGGACTCTTCAGTTGGGTCAATGTCCTGTGGGATAAATGAAGAGATCTTCTGATTTACCCCGCGAGCTGCGAGGGCATCCTTGATTGCTCTTTCACGTTGCGCCTTGCTTAGTCCTTCGAACTGAGCACGAAGCTCTTGTAGTTCTTTGTCCTTTTGCTTGGCTGCTTTGCGTAGTTGTTTTACAAGGTCATTCGATGAATCCTGTGTGAAGTCATCGTCGTCATCCTCGTACTCGTAATTGGACATAGTCCATCTCCCTATCATTAGTTGATTGCGCCAGCCTCATATTCTGTTGGGGAACAGATATGGCTCTGACTCCTGGTCTTGATATCACTCCACTAGGCCAGTCGTTCTAGTGGCAGGCTTTATAGTGCTCCGGCTCTATCGCGTGCTAATGCACCAAGTCCGGATTGACCGCTAAACTTTGCGGTTTCAAGTGCTGTTAATTTCTTACGCTTCTGCGCTGCTTCTGCAGATCCTGCAAGATTAAATACTTCTTGCTCTGCAGTGGCCTGAGTATAAGGTGATTCCTTATAGAACTCAGCAAGTTGTCCACCACGTGGTGCAACCTGTGCAATAGTTGCAAATCCTTGTTGTGCTGCAGACTTATCAACACCAGCTGCTGTTAGTTCCTCAGCTCGTGCTAAACCAGTCTGTAGTCCTTGTGCCATAGCAGCGCCACCAATTTCAGCAGCGGTTACCTTACGCTGAATGTTCTTGATAGCGTTGTTTGGATCAAGTGTATAAGCCAAGATATCACCGTTAGTAATATCTGGATAGAACTCTTTGAGTGCTCTAGCAACTTCTGGATTAGCTTTGAGTACACGGTCCTGTGCTGTCATAATACGGTCTTCTAGTTCTGCAGAAGAAATATCATTAGCAATGAACTTCTCAAATCCTTCTTGACGACCCATCTCTCCACGTGTGTAGTAAGTATCAGGTAATCCATAACGACGCATAATTTCTTGATACTGATCTTCAAGACCAAGATAAGTAGATTCATCTATTGCTTTAAGACCCTTAGCGATGCGTTGTGCGTTAGCAGCAAAGCGCTTCTTATAAGCATCTGTTTGACGAAGTAGAAGAGTAAGTTCGCCTTCTGATGTACTATCAGTTATCAGGTCCTTTAGCGGTTCTACTAATGCTTCAAGACCATATAGAGCAAACTGAGAAAAGAGTAGATCATAAGCAGAATTCTTTGCATTAGATTGTGTCTGTGCTAAAGACTGTGGAACTGGTACGTTTTGCAGTCCACCTAGTTGATTAGTAAGTTCTTCAACCTGCGGTCCAACAGTTGATACTGTTCCAAAAGAAGTCGTATAAGGTTGACTTGTAATAACATCAAGTCCACGCTTACTCATTGCTCCGCCTTGGGAGCCAAGAATCTTTTCTTCTTTTACTTGTAACGGATCAAGGATTGCTTTAGCTCCGCTAAGTTGGGTTTTAAGTGGCTCCAGTTTAGCCTGGACTGCTGCACGTTGTCTTGCTATCTCAGCATTACGAGCATTAGCGGCAGCAATGGCTGCAGCATTAGCAGCAAGTTCTTCTTTTGTATATGCCATTTTTACCCCTGGAATCCAAAGTCTCTAAGAACTTTTAGAGCTGCATTTGATACTTCTGCACGTGCATTGTTTGTGTATTGCCAACGTGGGTCCTTACGAAGCAGACGTTGAAATTCATATGATGTCATAGTCTTATCACCAGAAATTGCTTTTGTTAAAGCAGGATCTGTAATATCAATATCATTTGGATTTAATTCAAGCACTTGTGCCATTGCTGACTTATAAGGTTGATAAATAGTTGCAAGGTCTGTTCCGGAATTAAGTAAATCTGCTATTGCTTTTGGTTGAGATACCGACGCAACTTTTCTAAATATAGATGCAATATCATTAGGTGATTCACCTTCGTTAATTCTATTTGCATACATTAGTGCATCTTCTGGTGATAGAACAATACCATTTGATTTAGCAAAAGATTGAACCTGCTGTCTTGCTGCATCAATAGAAGTCTGTTTGGCAGTTACTGATTTTTGCTTAACTGCTCCTGCTTCTTTTGCAAGATTAGCTAGTATACCTGGTGAGGCTTTTGGATTTGCTTCGTACTTACCGGTTGAAATAAGATCTGTTAAGAACTGTTCTTTATCCAAGCCACCATATGTAAGTCCATTTACATATTTAGATGGATTCTTCTTTTGAGCATCGTTTAGAATCTTTGTGATAGCTGTTACTTCTTTATCACTTGCCTGTCTTCCAAGAACCTTACTAAAGACTGTATTGATATCAGACTTAGCCTGTGTAGGACTTGATATGTAGGCTTGTGGTAATGAAGAAGCAGCACCTGCTGCAGCATTCTTTGCTGCATTGTTAAACCAGTCTTCTAATGTTCCAGTTCTAGCGACTATGTCAGAAGAACCCATAATATTTGTAGCGAGTTTACTGACGTATCCGCCTACATAACCTGGATCAAGGCTTTTTCTTCCTGTTAATTTAGCTACAGCAGCTTTAACTCGTCCATATGCCTTTGAATCTGTTCCAGCCAAGGTGGTTATGTATGAACCAATTTGAATAGGAGGCAAGGAAAGAGGATTTCCATTTGCATCAAGTAAACCAAAACCAACATCTACCTTATAAACAGAATCATCCGTTATGCCACTGGTATTACTACTTCCCATATTAAATGAAGGAGGTGGTGTTACGTTATCGCCTGGTTTATTTATGTTGCCCTTGCCATCAGGGGTCCATACCCATTGACCATTTTTATCTTTAGTCCAGGACATTACTTATTCACCTCAATCACTTCATAGTTATCGTTTTCAAGATAGCGTGTGTATAGATCCGCAAAGCCAGTATCGTAAAGTTTAAGGTTAATAATATAATCATCCCATTTATCTTTTAAGTCAGCATTTGCAGGGTTTGTTAGACCCGATACACCAAGATACTTCTTACGGTTAGCAAGTTCGTTAGCAACATAATCTCTGTTAAGAACATAGTCTTTAACAGCCATCATTGTTGGAGTATTACCATACTCTTTCATCCAGGCTTCGTTACCTAGAGTCTTAATAAGACCCTTTACATAACGCTTTGTTTTAGTAAAATCGCCAACGGAGTTATCGTAAGCCTCTGCCCAAGATGGGAGATATGCCTTAATTGATTCAACCGATTCTTTCCATTTTGCTGTTAAACCCATTTGCTGTGCAGCTTGTGAGTTAATATCCTTGATACCGTACTTAGTAAGCAGAGCATCGCGTTGCTGAGAGAACTTTTCATAATAGTTCCAGCCTAGGCTTTCTTCACGGTCTACAATGATATCCTCAGTAGCGCGAGATTCTGTATACTTGATCTCTCCGCCAGGACGAACATTCTTATTACGGAAGTAATTAGCCGCAGCATCTGAATACTTATCAGAGTTATTACCGTAGTTAGCAATAAATCCTACGAGTCCAGGTACGTTAAGTTTATCCATTTCACCTAGCAGTGGACTAAACTTCTTAACGTTTACAACAGCACCCACGGTTGGGTTAAGATTGGTCTTATTCTTACTTGTAGGTGCAGTAATAATATAACCTAAATCACCATACTTGTTAAGAATATAATCATCAACCTTTGTCTTACCAATCTTAGGATCCTGTAAAGCTGCTCGGTAATCATCCATAATCGGTTGCCATTCAGGTCTGAATGTGAAAGTAAAAGGTAAACCAAGGTTTGCCCCGATACGAATTTTGAATAATGTGTTTGCAAGTTTTATTGCATCTTGGAAATTTGGTTGTTTTCCAATACTTCCATTTGAACGCCATTCATATTCAAGTGTCTTCATAGCACTTGCTACTGCTCTTGCATATGTTGCATCATCTAGTCCAGATTGAAGTGATGCATACTTCTGACCAGCTGCTGGTAGCAATAGTTTCCAAGGATTAGCAGGAGCCTTACCAAACGGAATCAAGCTATTCATAATTGCATTTGAAGTTTGTTCGCCAAAGAAGTCAGTTAAAAATGTCTTAGCGCTTTCAACTCTATCTGGTCTGCTATTAGCAAGCATAGATACCGGAATGGTTACAGGAACACCAAATGATGGTGCTAATGGGTTATCTCCTGTAAGGAAAACGTTAAGACTATTTTTAGGTATAGATACTTGGTATCCTTTAGGGATACCAAATCTTCCTTGAATACCTTCAGGAATAGTAAGAATTATAAATTGATTTTCAGAAGGTGGTGCTCCTGGTGGAACTTCTTTACCTTCTTGGTCAATAACAGTTGCTATTCTATTTGGAAGATTCCAAATCTGTTGAGCACGAGCAATACGTGCAGGATCTTCAAGCAAGAACTTTCCATAAACTTTAACAGCATTGTACTGTGCATTAAAGAATGGTACTAGAAAGCGCATAAAGTTAGACATACCTGTATTGTTGGCAATACGATAAAGTACATCTTTCAGAGTCTTCTGTGATGCAGCGTGTGCGCTGCGTTGCAACTGAATAATTAAGTCTGGGTCTTGTATATTCTTACCCATACCTTCAGCAAGGTTAATTTCTAGTTGAAGGTTCTTCTTGTATAAGTTATTATAGAATGGCCAAGCAACAAGATTATTTTCAGGTGTTGAACCAATAACCTTAAATATACCAGAAATTGCGTCGTTAATAGTTGTCTTAATAACGCCCTTATTATATCGGAGCGTATCCTCGACTAAAGAACGCCCAGCGATAGGAATCAAGTTTGGTGTTCCACGCATAAGCAAATCAAATTGCTCTGGTGAAATTTCTTCTCTTGCAAGAAGTGAGCGAACTTGTTGGTCTGGAAATAGTTTCAAGATACGTGAACGTGCTTCTGATACGTGCAAAGGAATATCAACTTTACTTACGTCAGAGTTAATCTCTTGTAAATAGAAGTTTCCTTTTTCACTTTGAAGCCATTGAATAATCTTTGAATCTGGTTCACCTTGAAGGATTCGCATAGCAAGTTGGTCTTCACGTAAAATACGATTAGCAAATACAGACATTTCATTAAAGTATTGCGGATCACCAGGTTCAACTTTTACTCTGTTTTCGCTAAGATTCAAAGCAGATGTTAAAGTCTTTGAACCCTTTGCTGCATCAAAACTTAGATATGCTTGGCCTTCTGTCATCCAGTTAAGGGATCCCTCGCTGGATACTTCAGCTCTTACTAAAGAACCATTTGGTCCAGCGAATGCACCATCTGCAATAACCTTCTTGCCGTTAGGAGAAATAAATACTTCTTCTGTTTCTCCAGCTTTAATTATTTTTAATTCAGAACGACGTTGTGCAAGGAATTGAGATTGTTCAACCTTTTCTAAAATCTGATTATCAATCTTATTTGCAAGTTCTTGATAGTAACGAATGCGTAACATCTGCTCTTCACCAAGAAGGTCAGCAATTTCTTCAAATCCTTGACCACGTGATGTTTCATAAGATGTAATAACTCTGATGTTTGGATACTCAATAGGACCCTTACCACGAAGGTTTAAGAGACCAGCTGATTCAAGTTCATCAGCAAGCATACCGGAAGGAACACCGCGACGTGCTTCAATCTCCGGTGTTGCACCCTTAGGTAAACGCTTTCCGCTACCAGGAATCTTATAAAATACTTTACCGCTTAGGTAATCAGCATATACAAGAGTTGTTCCCTTTGGAAGTGTTGGTACTACTTCTTCTCTTACATACTTTGAAAATGCTTTATTCTGTAGCGTTTCAAATTTAACTTTATCACCGGCAAACAAAAGACCCTTTTGCTTCTTTCGCTTATCCATTAGTTCAAAGTATGCCTTAGTATCTGACTCTTTGAGAAGGGGCTTAGACTTAGATGTAATTGCAAGTTCAACAGCCTCTGGTGTTACTTGTTTTCCAAATGTTCCAGCAGCATTAGCATAGTATGACTTAGGTGTTAATTCGTTTAGAATTGACTCACGAACGTTAATAACATCTTGACGTTGTTGGATCAATTTACCAACTTGTGTATTAAGCTGAGAAGGTCTTGTAGCAGATAGTGTTTCATCTACAAAATTTTCTGCTTGCTTCTTACGAGTTCCTAAATTCTGCTTAAATGTTTTGAATACTTCATCGGTCTTTGCAATAGATCCAAGCGCTAATGCAGCACGTAGTTGTCCGTCAATTGTGTTACGGATAGGATAACCCATACGTGTAAGAACAGAAGCCTTAAATAGTGAGTTTGCAAAATCCATTGCATCTTCAAGTTCTTTACCAGCTAAACGTGCAGTTAAACCAGCTTTAGTTACTGCTTCTCCAGACGGTACAAGACGCTTGTATAATTTAAGAAAGTTATCAAAATCTGCAAAATCCATCATTGGCACAACGTTAGGCATTTCAGATTTCCAGAATGGCGACGTAACTAGTTTACCGTTATCGTCAACCCAAAAGCCCTTTTGAGAAATTGAATTCATAATTCCTCTACGAACTGAACCAAAAGCCTTATACCACATAGTTGCTTCTTCAACTGATAGCCCATTTTCAAGAGCAATAATGTTTGCTACTTCTTGTTCAATGTTTTCAACTGCCTGAAAACGTTCAGTAGAGTTTTTTGCAAGTGCGTATTCAGAATATAATTGTGTTTTAACTGGTAGGTACTCTGGATTGCGTAGTACCGGTACAGAATTGAGTGCGTACTTAATTTCATTTGAAGATTCTGACATAGGAGTTCCGTCAATACGAACAATTCCACGTGGAAGTTTATTAAATGCTGCCTGAATAACTGCAACAGGTCGTGAGAAAGGTGTTTTTTGGAACGTTTCTGTATAAAAAGAAAAATCGTGGCGTAATTCAGCAGCTCTAGCACGAGCCTTTTCAATTGAAACACCAACATTTTTATTAAACAGATTAACATCAGCAGCTGAAGTGTATTCGTTTATGACACGATAGTCACCAAGACGCTCATTCATTGCGCGTGCAAGGTTTACATCGCGTAATTTTAGGTCTTCAAGAACTTTACCCAAGCGATCATACTCTTGAATAGTTGGTTCTAAATTTTTAATATTAGCGCCTGCGCCCCATTCAATATTTGCATACTTTTTAGCAACAGGATCGAGTAAATCTTGTGAACGTTGAATTTCGTCTGCAATAGATGCACGAGTTGCTGCAATTTTTGCAAGAGAAGCTCTATCTCCAGCTGCTGCAGCAATGAAATTTGCAGCATCCTCATAGGTATTTGCTTCACCTATGAGAACTTTCATTAAACGTGGATTAGTGCTTTTTGTAATAAGTGGATGTGAAGAAACTTCTGCTATATTTTTACCAACAAGAGAAGATACAGCAGTACCGATAGGAGTTTCTCGTCCAGCTTTACCTGCAGTTTCTACCCAAATACCGTGTTGATCTAAATCTTTACGAAGGGTAACAATATCATCAGCAGTTTTAATAGGATTGATAAGAATATTCTTGCGTGCTATTCCAGCACCTTTACCAACAATAACTAAAGGGTCTGCATACCAGTTGAGTAGCCCATCAATAGCACCTGAAGCTGCTTTGCCAAATATGTTTTTTTCAAAAGTTTCTTTGCGATCTGTTGGATCTGCAATATTAAAGTACTTATCAAATAGATAAACGTATGGTGCAATTGCTGCCTGTCCAGGACTAACCTCTTCGGCAAGTTTCCAGTTAGCTGCAATATCTGGAACTTCTCCCTTGAGTAACTGACCTGAGGAAAGAGAAATTGTTGATACTGGTTGAGATACTTTTGGATATAGAAATTCATAAGCCTTATTAGCTTCTTCCATACCAAGGTTAAATGCTGTATCTAATTTAATTGTTTCTGCTGGCTTTAATAAAGTTCCTGTAACTGCTTTTCCAGCTTTTTGACCAGCTTCTTGAAATGGCTTAGCAGCAGCGGCTGATATCTGTGTAGTATCAACACCAGGAGCAATTCTACCTGCTGCAGAACCAGCAAAGCCAGCTGCTACGTTTTCACCAACCGCAGACAAAGCCTGACCGATAGTTGATGCAATCTTACTCTTTATGGAATCCCAATAATTGGCCACGTATTAAACCTCCCGTGTAAGGTGTTTAATAAAGTCGTCTCTATCTTGATCTGATTCCCAAGGAATATTTGCAAGAGAAAGTACTACACCTGGATAATCATAACCAAGGGCGTCAACAAATGCTGTAACATCTTTGACAAATTGATTCATAGTGACCCTTGAAGAAAACTTACAAATGCTCTAAATGATTTTGGAGTATCTTGCATTGATGCCATAGAAGTCAGTGATGGTAAATATTTTGCAACAATGTCTTTATCATCTTGTTGAATTTGATTCATCATTAGTGCATCTGAACCAGCACCAGGACCACGATCTAAACCAGCAGTAATTGGTTCTTCAGGACGCTGTGTTTCAGCAAAGAGTTCTGTAACTGGAGCACCTGCTGGACGACCACCTACGTTGTCTGCTACGCCACGTGTGGCTGCTAATGGAGCGCCTGATTTAACGGCTGCTGTCTCTACACCTTCACCATAATACTGTGATGGTAGATCTGTTCTTTTGGAAAATTTGCCAGGACCTGCAGCACCGGCGAGTGGACCTCTAGCCATCTGTTTCCTCCTGTATTGTTTCTAAATCTTGTGAAAATTCTTCCCACACTTTGATTGTGGCTGACTTTTGATTAGCGTGATATATAGATAATTCGTATAACTCAGAAGCAAACGCTTCTACTGTCTGTGTTAGGTTGTACATAAATCCTGCAAGAATGACAAGAAAATCTGTTGGGCGTACTGGACGCGGAAGTTTATCTTTACTACTCATCGTCCAGTACACCTTTCAGGTTAATAATTAAGCCTTCTTGCCTTTGCGTCCAGGAACGTTCATTCCGAAGAATACTTTTCCGCCTGCTGGCTTTGCTGTGTCTTTCTTGCCTTCTACTGGCTTTACTTGTACAGCTTTTTCAAATGTACCTTTTTTCATATTTGCACCTCCTTCACTTATGCTGCCCCACCAATAGAGGCTAGTAGTTGCGCTATATCGGGACGTTGACCAGCAGCAGGGGCCTGACCAGCTTGTTCTTGTGGAGGTTGCTGCGAGGCAGGAGCGGTGGCCGCACCTGCTGCTGGAATCTGTTGTTCCATACCTGGCGCTACTACTGGCGCTGCTGGAACGGGTTCTGGCATAAATACTTTTTCTACAGTTGACTCTAGTGAGAGTCCCTTTTGGCGACCTTGGATAACACCTGCGATACGCTTGACAATCTCTTCAGGGTTTTGCCCCTGCGCCGCCATAGCAGGAATAGCTTGAGCATACTGAGCAACGGCCACACGCAAAGAGTCACGCATTTCTTCAATATCAACACGCTGTTCCTCCTGTGTAACATTGAGGTCCATAGGAATCTCACGTCGTACATAGTCGCGGGAGACAAGTTTATCTGAACGCATTTGTAGTAATGCGATGATGGCACGGTTAGGATCCATACCGGACATAATTCCGTAGCGTACGTCTACACCGTACTCGCCCTTGATGTCACGAGATGGTACGTACTTCATTGTGTATGGAGTACCGTCATCTGTTCCCTTGATTGTCTTTGTCATTGAACCGAAGATAACTTCGTCAACTTCAAAGCAGAGAGATACAAGTTCCATAAAGAGGCGTGCAAATTGTGCTTGAGCTGATTTAATCTGTGTATCAAATCCAGCCTGTAGTGCTTGTACACCACGACCTGTAACAACAGATGCGCTGATATCTCCTGAACGAGACTCAGGATAGCGAGCACCTAAGCGTAGTTCGCGCTCTAGGACACCGGACTCAGTAAAGACTCCAGGTGGTAATTCTAGTGGAACACGACGAATATTCTGTGGTTGAGATGAACGCATAATTGCATCTGGACCAAGTGCTAGTTCTTGCACATCTTGTGGAATAGCAATAGGTGCTTGGATAGATTTCTCAGCGGCTTGAATCTGTAGTACTGCAAAGCGAGCACGAGCAAGTTGTACTGCTAGTACATCATCAAACTGACCACGTGCTTCTCCATCAAGAGATGAACGAGTAACGACACGTGCTAGGCACTTGCCAATCTGGTTTTTCACACGAGAGATAACTAGATTCTCACGCTCTGGTAGATAGATAAGGTCTTGGTCTTTGTCGTGGTAGCGAACCATTGAGATATAAGGGGAAGATGTCTGGTAGGCACGCTTGTTAATAATCTGGTCATAAAACTCTGGGTATTGTGATGCTAATGTTTCAGCATCTGTTACTACAACCTGAGTCATAGAAGTACAACGACCAAAGCGGTCTACTTCTGGATATACACCAAAAGGATTAAGCAGACGGATACGAGGATTGTTTGTCTCATAATCCATCTCAATAATTGCTGGTAGAAGTCCGTATGTGTTGTACCAGTCTGCGCCTGTGTACATCTGAAGTTGTAAGTCAGAGGAACCGACGTAGTAGTTAGCAATACGAGTACGGGTATCTGCAGCTTTACGCTGAGCATCGGAAACCATATTAGTTGCTGCACAGTTAAAGGATGGCAGTGGTGCCATTGCCTCTGCTAGATCACGGGCAGCAACATCAATGAAGTTGGCGACTAGAGGCTTTGGATAGTCCTCTGAGAACATAGAAGGAAATACTTTTGAGATATCTCCTTGACGTACAGACAACACATCGCGCATACGTTGGTCTCGCGCTGATGAGCGCGTACGCAACCGCGATAGTTTCGCGTCAACTTCTTTGACTGATAACAATGTGGGGTTCCTTAATTAGTTATTAACACTTGCAGGCTTTTTTGGACTTGCCGCACTTCTTGCACTTCATATCGGACTTCTTAATCATAGTCTTAGCCATTGTGGTCTCCTTAGATGAATGTTTTGTTTTGCTCTGCGAATAGTTCATCTAGGTTGACAACTGTTCGCTTACCTATCTCGTGACGAGACAGGAATGGGTTTGCTAGGTGATGCTTTGAGTACTTGCCGTAGTTGAGCATCTCACGGGCGCGGATCTCACAGAACCAGAGCGCCATTACTAAGTCAGTCTTACCCTTAGTAGTTGGAGACCACGTAATCAATTGCTCAATAAGAGCTTTGACATTCTCGGTCTGATCTGAAGGTAAGTGAATAAGATTATCTCGGTGGTGCTTGCCATCGTGTTGCTTTGTACCAAAGAGGCTAGACATAGAGGCTACGCCAAAACCAGCATCCCATTTATTCTGACCGGTATGGTGTTCCTTGAATTGAACTCCACGAGTTGCCAAGTGCTGACGGATGCCTTCATCTTGTGTAAGGAAAGACTGGAAAGCGTTCTTCTCTACAATCCATTCGGACGGTGAGTAGATAGAAGTCCAGTCAAAGATTAAGTTACGAATTGCTGCAGGTGATGGTCGGGTAATCTTAATAGCATCTACGATGTAGCGCTTATTAGAACTACGGTCTACCGCGTAGCAGATAGCTGCGGTATCGCCAATCATTGCAGGGTCTAGCCCGCAGATAATAGAAAAGCCGTTCAAGTCTCGCGGATGTCCAGGGTGGCCTGCAATCAACGGACCTGACTTACGCATACCGTCAATAGAGCCACGTACACATACTGGGTCAAAGGCTGAGTCATCTGATATATCTTGTTGCTGATAAATCAAAGCCCAGGTACTAGCATCCATAGACTGGCGTTCGTTAAATAAGTTGCGACCTGACCAGCGTGGGTATAGACCAGTAACCTCATCCTTATCGGATTCAGCTTGTCCATCGAAGGGTGCATCTGATGCAGGCCACAAAGTTTCCCATTTGTCGGGGTCTTCATCTGCTGTCAGAAGCGCCGGCATCGCAAGATATGTCCACGGGACGAGACCGCCTGGGTAGCGGTCCTCATTGCGTAATTCTTTATAGAGGTCAACGGAAGCCACACGGGTACCGATAATAATAAGTTTACCTGTTGGGTTTAGACGAGAGCGTACGTCCTGTGTTAGCCACTTAATCTGACGTTCAAAGTCATTAGCGTTAGACAAGGTAACAGCATCGTCTACAATAATCATATCGGCACGCTTGCCGTAAATCTGACCGCCGATACCGACGGCTTCAATGTTCGGATCTTTTTCACCAGACTCACGGAGTTCATCTCCGAAGGTGATACGGGTTGCCTGCCACGATGCTGACTTAGAGTTAAAGCCAACACCAGCGGCGTAAGCCTGCTGGAGCTGCTCATACATCGGGTGAGTCAGTCTCTGCTTAATAGCGTAGAGAAAGTCTGCGGCTAAGCTCTGTGTCTGAGAAACAATCAGGACTCTAAAGTTCGGGTTCTGGGCTACCATCCACGTTACGTAGTCCACGGTTATCGTCATAGACTTGGCGTGGTTTGGCGGGATGTTAATGAGGATTCTATTGTTAGCAACGCCTGGCTCATACTTCATAGCGGGGTGTAACCAACTTGGCGGCCTACCCTCGATAACATCTACAATGTTCTTCTGGTGGGCGAAAGTCTTGGAGTGTAGGAAGCGTTCACGGAACTCTTCAAAGGAGATGTCGTGGACATCGCCTGAGGCAAAGGACTTGTCTTTGAGTCCGAGCCGTGTACGGTCAATCTTATCGGTGAAGACCTTATCAGTGCGCCGGTAGTATTCGTATGTCTTCATAGACTTACCAGCTGAGGCACACGCCTGCTCGATAGTCATACCCTCTGCTACACAACCAAGGATAATTCTTTTGGCTATGTCTGCACTGTTTTCTGCCACGGATCTCCTAATGGCGCGAAGCGCCGAAAAAATTTTGGGGACGGGCCGGAATCATTCGATTCCTTTATACCGGCTTGAAGGGGATTTTTAATTAAGTACCGGCTAAGGTAATTGATAGAACTATCCCAACTAAAACCCGCGACTGCGGGGACTGGTCGGGCTTGAACGCCCGAAGGAGCCACAGCGACTGAGGGGTAAGTCAGCGCTCATCCTTAGGGGACTCGCGTAGGGTAACCGTAGCGAGTAATTCGGGGCTTCCCCGGCTTACAGCCCCTACTATATAGAAGGCAGGAAATTTAGACCATTTCCCGCGTTGGTATTACATATCTTTAATAATGTGGTGTAACTCACACGGTTTGCTATTCTGACCTGCGGTTTTACCAGATCCAGCTTTCACTTTAGGAAATATATTTATTTGGGGAGTATATACCTCCGCGCCAAGAAATTAAGCAACAGGGGGTCTGTTTTCTGCCTGTACGCCTTGCCCCTAGCCCCTTGCCTATTTTTTAAGAGCAATAGGAGAAGAGTAAGAGCGTGCTAACCCTACGGCACTTTATTAACATCTCCCGCAGCACTATTAAGTAACCGCTCTAATAGCTAAGCCGATAACACCGAGCAGCTCTAGCCGATAGCTCTAACATCTCGCAGCTCTAGCGGATCGCAGCTAATAGCTCGCAGCTCTAAGCTCTTACCTATGTTACCCGTGAGTAATGTTACCCGTGAGTAGAGCTTAAAAGCTGCCCTAGATAGCAGCTAAAAGATCTAAAAGAATTAAGCTCTTGCCTACTTGACTATAGGGGATAGTACGGTACTTTTATCTAGTGGGCAGATAGCCCGCGAGCTTTACCTACCGAAAGGCTTACTATGTATACAAGTGCAGATGTAAACACAGATGTAAATACAGATGTAAAAAAGATAGTGCTATTCATTAAGAATTGCCTACGTGATGAGGGTTATTCTAAAGAGCTTATAGCTTACTTATTTAGCACCTATGATCTAGAGAGCTTTATTACACAGAGTAAAGGGTGGAATAGATTACAGCTTGCGACTCACTTTCTTACTCACGCCCGCACTATTGACGCAGCAGCTACCAACTATTAAGGATAAATAAATGGCACTTAAATTAGACTATAAAGTGTGCGATAAATGCGCTCACCTACTTACAGAGCTTTACTTTACGGCGGATAGTGCGACTTGCTCTATCTGTATTAATCCGAAGGGAATAAATAAATGAACACAGACACACAGACGCAGACTATGGATGAGCTACTTAATGAGCTAGGCGTAACTATGCGGGTGTTAGGTTATGACTGCCACCCCGCTAAAGTCACAGAGTGGCAGAGTAAAGCTAATTGCTACCGCGTGCGCCTTATCTATGGCAAGCGGTATTATTCTCTTTATTACTATACAGGGCGCGGTATTAAGAGCGAGCCTACGGCTAGCGATGTAATCGCTTGCCTAAGTAATGACGCCTCTATCCTAGAAAGCTGCTCGGATCTAGAGTGCTTTAAGGCGTGTATGGGTGAGGATAGCGATACGGCTAACACGTACCGCGCCATTAAGCGGCAGACTGCCCGCTTTCATAAGCTAATCGGTGACGCTAACACGCTAGAGCGTATTGCTACCCTAGCGCGTGAGATGTAAGGGGCGAGCTTATGAGCGCGTATGAGTATGAAATACAGGGCAATTATGGCTACGGGTGGGATCTACTTACCACAGAGGAGACACTTACAGAGGCACGCGAGCAGCTTGCTACTTACCGAGCTAATGAGCGGATACCGCTAAGAATTAAGCGGGTTAAGGCGGTGGAATTATGAGCGATGAATTAGAGGTGTTAAGGCTAGAGTATTGGCACGCACGTAATAACCCTTTATTCGATAAACCCGAGCAGTATTGCTATCTATTAGACTTAATAATCGAAAGAATCGAAGAGCTAGAGAAAGAGAGGGCAGACTAGTGAGACTTACACGGCGCGGGCGCATAGTGCGAGCAGTATTTATCCTTATCGGGATCGCTGCGCTCTATTGGATAAGCGGTCACGTATGGTACACGCCTAACGGCTACTGTATCGGTGAGATGAGTGAGTGCGTAAAGCTCTAGAGACGTACTATCCCCTCCCGCGAGAGCGGGAGAGGGTAGTCTGCCACTAGGGGCAGAGTTAAGAGAAAGAGGGCAAGTGTGGACGCATTAGAGGCGCTAATAGCTGCGGGAATTGTAAAGATTATCCCCGTAGGATACGAAAAAGCGGAAGAGGGAGAGAATAATGAATAGCAAGTGCGAGCAATGCGGGTCAATTTTGGATCTATTGACTGCGTTTACGCTTTATAAAGTGTGCGGTAAATGTACGCGGGCTAACCATAAAGCAATGGCAAGGGGAGGCAAGTAATGAGCAGAGCTAAGGTATACACACGCCTACGCGATAGCGTAACGGGCGAGATAGTGGGAGAGGGCGAGCTATCGCAAGCGAGAGCGCGGGCGATTATTAAGGCTTACGCGCTCGCGGGGCTTACAGTAGAGGCGGTAGCGTAATGGCGCTCTGTATAGCTTGCGGGCGTAAAGCGACACTATCTATCTATTCCCGTATTTATAGCGTAGAGATAACCGTGTGCCGAGAGTGCGCGATTAAGAGAGAGGGCAAGCAATGAAAGAGCTAGAGCAATTCTTAAACGTAGAGGCAGAGTGGATACTAGAGCGCCTTAGTACCGGTACAGAAAGTAATGACCGCAATTACTATCAAGGGCGGTTAGATCAGCTCGCGCAAGTGCGCCGTTACTTATCTATGCCTCAACTTATGAGAGAGAGGGCGAGCAAGTGAAATCACTAGAAGATTTTAGCCCGCTAGAGAAGATTAGAGCTATTGACGGCGCGACACAGCGCAATAGTGAAGGGCGCTATTTTTACATAGATCATAGAGGCTATCACTACGGCTATACAGCGCACTTTACGGGCGCTTATGTCTGTTACACGTGCGGTAATCTATGTGACTGCGGTGAATAGTTAGGGTATAGTAAGGGATAGTGGTACGCCACCCGCGCTTACTCTCTCCTCTCGGTAGGGGGAGAGGGTGAGGGCGAGAGGTAGATCACCTCATAACACGAATAAGAGAGAGCAAGAGGGCAAGTAAATGAGCAATGTATGGAGTGCAGCAGTAACCGATGAAATGGTAAGCAGCTTAAACAGTAATGAAATAAGCCTATTGGTAGAGGCACTTAATGACTCTGTAATGGAGATCTGCCAAAATTATGGGATAGAGGGCAAGTAATGAATAAGTGTGACGACTGCGAGAGCGAGATCACGCTCACGCTAGAGGCTTATGGTAACGGGCAGCTAATGAGAATTGACTGCCCTCAATGTGGCGTTAGCTACGATACTAATTTAGATCCGATAGAGGGAGAGAGGGCAAGCAAGTGAGTGACTTACAGACTATGGATGCGGTAATTAGGTGGCGCGATACGCAAGAGGAGGTGGGCGTTACGTTAGCCCGTATCCCTTATGAGTGGCGCGATAAATTAGATCAGCACCCGCAAGATGAAGCTATTTTTTATTGGCTAACCGAGCAAGAGTGGCACTTAATCGGTCACTTCGCGTTTGCTAATGAGGAGTGGGAATTGGTAGAGCTTAACGGCGATAGGTTAGATCCCGATACAGGCACGTATGAGAGAGAGGGCAAGTAAATGATAGATCCACTATGTAAGAATTGTGGCTATGAGTCTAGTGAATTAAGCAAGCTAGGCTATTGCCATAATTGCCAAAATGCTTACTATCTAGGCAGCATAAGCAAGAGAGTAAGTGAAAATACAAAGCAAGAGATACTAGAGATAACCGATAGTGATAAGAGTTTCTCTAATTTCATTGACGGTATAGAGTCGCTAGAGGGACAGACACTAGGGCTAGTAACAGATGTAGCAAGCATAGACGGTGAGGAGCTAACCGATTATGAGTGTCTAGAGATTATTAGAGACATACTAGATCTCGCAGCTGCTTACCGCTCTAGAGAGAAAGGGCAGTGGGATGAGTAAAGAATACACGTATGTAATCGTCTATAAAGAGGGCGAGGGGTGGGAGATAGATACCGAGTCGGAGGAGCAATTCTTTCCTAACGGCACTATTTACGACACTGATACGAGAGAGTGGGAATACGGTTACTTAGGTGACGGTGAGTTTAATGCTAATGAGAAAGCCGTTACCGAGCAGCTATGTAAGGCACTAGACACTATGAACGGAGAGATCTAATGGAATACGATTATCGGGTTACTTTCATAACCGATTACCTTACGATTACTACTAATGTGAGCCTTAATTTAGACGACACTATTGGTAATTGCAGTGAGGAGGCAAGCGAGCAAGCCCGTATTAACGGGATGAATAATGTTGTGGATGAGCTAGGACGCTTTGACGAGACACTCATTAACGACATAACCGTAACGCTATTACTAAAGGATGAGGAGATAGAGCTATGAGCTACGAGCCACCACTAGATGACCCTATCGCTACTGGCGCGGTAATCACAGGGCTAAGTGAACACTACGGCTACCAATGTGAGATGTGCGGGAGCGAGTGGGTGAGGTATGAACACTTAGACGGTAAAGACTGCGAGGAGGACTGCGAAGATCCGTGTCTAATTCGCTGCTGTAATGAGGAAGAGTGCGGGGGAGCAGCTATTTATCTTGACCCCGATAATGTAAATGAAAGCTACGACACATTAGAGGAGATGTACGGTGAATAAATACAAAATAACCTTGGAACTTACAACTGAATACAATCCTAATACGTGGAATTGGCACGAAATCGTGGGGCTTTATCCTAACGAAGAGTTATTCGTGGCAGTAGAAGAAATGGAGAGAGAAATGACTGAACCGACAAAAGAATACTGGCAAGCTAAAGCGCAATTATGCGAGAGGGTGGCTATGGATCAGTTGCTTAAAGCCGATAGTGCTGGAGCAATGAGAAACTTAGAGCGTATGGTGTACGCTTTAAGCCGTGTAGAAGGTATAGTAACGAGAGAGGGAGAGGGCGATAATGCGTGATACTACTGTGGTAAAAACCAAAACCTGTAGGATTTGTAACAAGTACGAATTATGGGTTCTTGATAGCGTAGACGTACAAAGATGGCAAAATGGGGAGCTTATACAAGATGTATTCCCTAAGATGTCCATAGATGAGAGAGAAATTTTAATAACTGGTACGCACGGTGCGTGCTGGGACAAATTATTTCCAAAGGAGGACGACAATGAGTGAGGTAATTACATTTCACCCGAAAGTATCGCCACTATTTACCTTCTATGAGGTGGTAGAGGGCGAGGGCAACGCTGTATGGGGCGGTAACGACCCGATAGAGGCAGTCCAATGGCTACGCCGTAGCCCTGTGAACTCACGCCTACTGGTATCAGGCTGGGACGCAGAGGGAGAGGACGCTATGCTCGTCGGGCAACCCTTAGACATCACAAAGATAGTATTCGCCACGTTAGCGGGAGTCCTATGATACTGGGGATTATCGGAGTAATGGTACTCTTCTACCTATTGCTAGTAGCTGAGGATAAACTTAATGACTAATGAGCAGGAGAGCAAGACGGTCAGTGGCAAGCAAGCCATTTCGTACCGTAACTACAGACGAGCGAGAGATCGCGCACTGGTGAGGCTTACACACGCTTACCCCGACACGTACAGGCAACTGTTAGCAGAGGAGAAAGCCTTTGATGAGGTTAATGGTAAGAAGTGGGTTGGTATTACTGGTAGTACTAACCTTGTTGTGGGTATTCATACCCGCGCCAACGGTGCGGTTGGAATTATCGCAGCACAAGCCAGCAATACCGATAGTCAAGACCAAAGCTACAATGGAGGAGAAGA